TCCACGATAAAATTTGTGATCAATGTAAAAATTCCATGTAACTTTGCAGCTACACTTAAAAAATATTAATCATTTCATTCTAATCGTGTAGGCAAAGCCTTACATGTGGTTAAAATTCTAAATGTAGAATTCTACCAACCAGTGGGTCACTCACTGGGTTTTCAGGAACTTGTTCACCCAAATATTTGCATCTAAAATTTAACATAGATTCTTCATATGTAGGCAAGTCTGCTGTAAAACATTCCCGGAGATTGTTTATACTGATAATCTCTAACAGTTGTTTTCTACGTTCATCATAAAGGTTCTTACCATGTAAAAACCATTCTTGCAGAGTACATTTAATGCACTCAGCAGCCTGTTGACGTTGATTTAGTACATCTGATTTAACCACACAATGAAGTGTTTTAAACAAAGATGACTCTTCGAGGGGACCTAAATAAAGTTCCACATCGGAATTATATACCATTCTACGTTTTAAAAACGTACAATCAGCTAAAGGTATATAAGGTATAGACGGCTGATCTTTCTCAGCCATGGTGTAAATAACACCATATTGGGCTAACGCATTGGAAATTGAGGTGTGATTAAACTCAGGCATATCTTTAGATACTGAGAATATATTATCATCACCATAACATTGCAATGATACATAATCTTTGAAAAGTTTCCCTGGTTTGGGTTCACTTATATAATAAAATGCATATCGTAAATATAATGAATTAGCAAAACTGTTAATAAAAACAGTCAATGGATGCCCAGATGGATTTGATCCATTAAAGCCAAGCAATTCTCCATTAAATTCATATATTGGGTAACAAATCTCTGTAGCTAAACCACGCATAATTTCCAATTGCCTCTCACTATAACCACATTTTTTCGCCATATGCATAAATATAGAAAAACTAGCTAACGTCAAAGAAGCAGGCATAGTGGCATCAAAAGCTTTATAGTCACCAGCCACCATCCTGGTGTCACCAAATTTGGTTACACGTTTTGTGAACTCATCCCACTCAGGGCCATGAGCATTGATACCAACAGCACATTCAAATACATACGGATTGTCCATAACTATTTTGCACAGTGGTAAAAAGTACTTGCGCACTAGTACTAATGCAACTGCGGATGATCCAGTAAACACTCTAACTTTATCTTTCGTTAATTTGGTGGCTTCATCTTTTAAATGCGCTTTAAAGATGGAGTAACACCTTTCGCCAGAAGCCAATATATCCTCTTTCTTTTTTACTTCATCATAAAACCACTGGGGTGCATAAATGGGATTAGTGTGTGTTTCAGTTGGTATCTCTGACCTTTCAAATATATCTGTCTTAGGACAATTGAAAGGGTGTCCAGCACCTGTACCCATATTAATAGAATCTATTCCATATACACCATCAGCACCTGCCAAAGCAGACATGTCATCTAAAGGAAACGTATCCTTATAAGTCTTAGCAGCTATAGTATCACATGACCCCATTATAAAATCTTGAGTGCTTATACTAACCAATCCTTGATCCAAAATATGAGAATCCACGTAATTATCAAAAGCCACTTTCCAGGGTTTCCAAGTGTTCATACCTTTGGGTGGCCCATAATTACACTTGACCCCCATGACATCAC